AACTCGGTGTTCATTCTTATTTTAGACATTTTGTCCTTTCTGTTTTTTGTTAGTCGGCTTGTGGGGTTTCTTCATGTCGCCCCACAACACCTTTGCAAATTGTATTATTGATGAAGATAATTTTATTTGCATAAATGTATTTATACTCTTGACAATAGGATAGTCAAGCATTATATTTGATTTATTAATTTAATTGTCTAAACAAGTAAATTAAATTAATGGGACATATCCCTGTCGTGATTAGCAAACATTTATGTATTGCCTGTAGCGATTGGGACTGATCCCTGATCCATTGGGTAATACGAGCCTTACTGCCTAATGGATCTGGGATCAGATAGTAGCGTATCAAAAAAAGATGCTAAGTTAAGGTTTGTTATCATCATTCTTAACCTACTACTGATCCCTGGTCTATTGTGATAAATGTAAATGATCATCTGCGCAATGGACCTGGGATCAGTCATTAATGACTGTGAGAATAAACACTAGAATACGGGTGCGCTTACGAGGTGGCCTCTTGCGATTATGGTAATCAGATATGCTCCATACCCCGCATAGCATAGTGACTGATCATTATTTGCTGGACCAATGTTTTTGACTGTGAGTATAAACACTAAAACAATGGTCGCGAGGGACTGATGCGGTCCCAGGATCTGATTAATACCGGTTAAAAAGATCCCGCCATCGTAGCTGGCGTTGGTCCTGCTAATAATTGCCACTTTAGAATGATTCTAAAAATCATTCTAAAGAAGAAAGGGACAAGCTTCAAGCTTCAAGCTTCAGGCAGCAAGCAATGCTTGACAATGGATCCTGGAGATGATAGGATGAGTTTAGAAAGGAAAAAAACATATGACTAAAAAAACATTAAAAAAAGAATACCAGCCTGGAGGTGAAAAGCGTTACGTGATCCTAGATAAAGCTGTCCAGTACCTGAAGGATCCAAAGTTCGGGCTCCAAGGAGATAAAATGAGATTCCTAATGGATGAGATGGGACTGTCTCAGTCTGAGTACTTAACCTGCCTGAACAACGCGGCGGGCGGAGATTGCTGGCAATGACAAATCTAAAAAAACGTGTTGCCGAACTGGCAACACAGAACACGCAGCTGGCAGATCACCTGGCAGCTATGTGTTGTCAGGCTGATGAAGACTGTCCCTCTGAATACCGGACGGAGCATTTTAGATCCACGATGGATGATGCCTACGACTACCTGAAAGAGATTGGATACTTAAAATGAAAAGAATTAAACACAACGACTTAACGCATTATTTTATCCGGGAGCACTCACAGCTCCCGGCTGCCTACCTGGCCAGCTGTGAGAAGTTTTTCAAAAGCCTCAAGCAACAAGCGCCAAGCTCCAAGCCGCAAGCTTCAAGCTTGACAGATCATGAATCAGGGACTATAAAGGATTTAGAAAGGAATTAATTATGTTAGTAAAAGACGCTTTAAAAATTACAGACTCATTTACAAAAACAAGTAAGATGCCCGGCCTGAGCTACAGCCTTCCCGCGTGGGAATGCAAGACCGGCTGGAAGTTGTCCAAGGTTCCAGGCACGCCCTGCTTTTTTTGTTATGCTAAAAAAGGAAATTACACAAGATACCCAGCAATCAAGCAAGCTCAGTACAGGAGGCTAGAAGCAATTAACCATCCGCAATGGGTTGAAGCTATGGCAGCTAGAATTAAAAAAATTAAATGGTTCCGCTGGCACGATGCCGGAGATGTACAATCAAAAGAACATATGGCAAAGATCCTGGAGGTGTGTAAGTTAACACCTGATACGAAGCACTGGCTGCCCACGCAAGAGCGCCAGTTCCTGCCAGCTCCTGAAGATGTTCCGGATAACCTGGTTATAAGATTATCACGTAGCAAGATCGACGGTCCGAGCTCCAAGGCCTGGAGTCACGAGTCAGGCGTCACGACTAAAGAATCACGGACATGTCCAGCTCCTGATCAAAAAGGAAAATGCAACGACTGCAGAAAATGCTGGGATAAAGAAGTTCAAGCTGTTATATATGGCAAACATTAAAATGCACGAATTTAAACATCCAAAATATTATACAGAATTACGCAAGCGTAATAAACTGGATCAGGTCATTAGCTCTAAAAATCGCGACGGCGAGTGCGAGCGTGCACCTGATCCGGGCCTCAAGCCCCAAGCTTCAAGCTCCAAGCCTCAAGCGCCAAGCAAACCAGAACCTAGTTCAGGTTCTGAAGATATTTAATACAAGCCTCAAGCCCCAAGCAGCAAGCATCAAGCTTCAAGCCGCAAGCATCAAGCTCCATGATCCGGGCACCTGAGTACAGGTGAACAAGTTTCGAGGACCTTGGACCAAGGGCCTGGACCATGATAAATGTGTTGTGTGGATGCTTCACGTGGAAGGCAATTTGGTGTGGAGAAAAGCGGACCTTGTTCCCCTTCGTGACTTTTAATTCTAAAGTAAAAAAGTGCCCAGAATTATTATAGCCCAATAGATCGGGAGTACCAAGTAAGCTAAGGTTTTCAATCCGAATCCACGAAATTCCATCGGAATTTCTCTTAACTTTTTGATATAATTTTGCCTCTGGACCCATAGGTTTTTTAGGGTGACTTGTACATTCATTTAGAACTCTTTCATAAGACTTGGAGGCAGAATAATTTCCTGTTTCTCCTGTGTTTTAATAACTACACGAATTGATGGCTGACCAATTATACCTTGATCTTGCACTTCAATTCTTTTAATCTCATGAAGTCGTCCGTTCTTTTCAATATAAATTTTAGCATTAGAAACTGCATTACCTTGCATGGTACCTGCTTTATTAGCAGAAGTAAATTTCTCTAAAAATTCTTGTAAGTGCTTTACAAACATTATTTACCTGCGTCCCTAAGACGATTTGAAAGAGTAGCATTATCGTGTGCTAGAATAACATTATCTCTTTTACAATCAGCTATTTCTTGTTGAAGTTTACCGTTTAACTTACGATGAGACTCTTCTAGTTCCTTTACGCTTTTTAATTTACTTGTCAAGTCTTCAATTCGTTTAGTTAAATCTAATTCTCCTCGATCATCTTTCATATTGACTTTATAGGATAGTTACCTTAAATTGTCAATATGGGAGTTCCTAAAAGATTAACAGAGATGCAACAAAGATTCGCTGAGTTCTTAGTATTCGGTGGACCTGATGGACCAGTCACACAAGGAGAAGCTGCAAAGCTTGCTGGCTATTCTGAAAAAAGATCTAGACAAGAAGGATCAGAACTTTGTAATCCAAGACTTAGTCCCTTAGTAGTCCGTCACATTGGTAAGCTTAAAGAGGAGAGATTAAGAAAGTTTGAAGTGACTTATGAAGGACACGTAGCGGAACTAGCAAGACTTAGAGAAGCTGCTTTGAAAAAAGGCTCATTCTCTTCTGCAGTTAATGCGGAAGCAAATAGAGGTAAAGCGGCAGGATTATATATAGACAGAAAAATAATAAAAACAGGGAAATTAGAGGACCTATCAGAAGCAGAGCTAGAAACCAAAATGAAACAAATTTTAGACGACTACGCGCCTCTTTTAAATGCGAAGACTGTTGAAGGTGAGGTTGTTGAGACACCTAAATCTTCTGAATCTTCCGAATCCATTCCCGAGGAATCATTGTCCGATCACCAAAAGTAATTTCTTTTTCATCTTTATCGTACGAAGCAAACAACTTAATTGATTTATTATCTTTAGAATATAACCAACCTTCATTAACAGGTGTTGCCAGTTTCATATTATCAAACTCTTTCTCGTTAGCCCAACCACTATCGCTTACGCAATCGATCCACTCCACTCTTACCTTTGGATATGGGATCTCTTCGACGCTTGGTTGTCTTACGTTCAGTTTTCGTTTTGTCTTTTTTCTTGGCATAATAATATCCTGGATTGTGTACTCTATTCAACATATCAAAAAAATTTTCTTCTGTCATCTTCAAATCTCTATAGGTATGGTAAAAGTTTTGATATATTGATAAAAACAAAACACCTCGCGCGCGGGGAATCTGAGATT